CATAAAGCTGACCACTGGTTCAAAGGTAGTTGGATCCAATACAACGCCTGAGCTCATCAAGGGGATGTAAGGGCAGTAGAATGCAGGAGCGTCAGCTTCTGAACTACCTTTGTAGCCAACCAATACAGGTGTAGTGTCGCTAGCATAGCTATCAACAAACACACGCATTGCGCCGTTCAGAGTACCAACAAACTTGGTGTTTGTAGGTGCTTCAAATGTGCCTTCTGTAGTACGTGCAAATGCTGAGGTTGTAGCACTTTGCAGCACTGTGAGAGCAGCAGAGCTAACCACAGCATAGTTACCAGCGCCACGACGTGTGCGTTGGGCGATCAAGTTAGCAACGCGATTGATCAGAACTGCCAAAGCGGCGTGTTCGTCACCAACGAATGTAGCTGTACCAGACACAGTAGCTTGGTTGTATGTGTACTCAGTTGTGGCCAATGAGCGCAGGCTCAGCAAGATTTCCTGGTCAATTTCAGCTGTAATTTCTTGAGCCAAAGCAGCCATGATTTCGGCTTCTACGTCGATACCATGCATTGCTTGTGCGTCTTGAGCAGCTTCAAATGTCCAACGAGCTTGCAACTTACGAGTTTTAGCTTCAACAGCTTGCTTCAAGATTTGCACAGAGATCTGACGACCGCCGGAACCTTCAAGCACTGATGTGTTAGCGCCACTGTAGATATTTTGTGTTGGATCAACAACACCAGCTGTAACGCTTGATGCTGAAGAATATGCTTGAGCGATCAAGAATGGGCTCAATGCTTCCTGGCCAGCAGCAGTACTGGTTTGAGCAGTGCTGTTGTCAGTCATTGTGTTGGCATAACGCACACGCAGGGTGTGGATCTGACCAACAGGTCCAGTCATTGGCTGAACGCCAACCAATTCGTTAGCAATAACGGTTGGCATAACACGACGGATAACTGGCAGAATCACACGGTTAAGTGTAGCAATGTTGCCAGAACCAGTAGAACCTGAGCTTGCATTTTCTTTCAAATACTTGCGTGTGTTCTCTAGGATCACGTTCATGCTGGTGCGCTTGTTGCCTTTTAGGCCTTCAAGAAGGGCTTCCTTGGTTTCATCCCAGCGGCCTTCTAATAGTTGTTGTGACATTTAAGTCTCCTTTAAATTAAAGCCCTGCCAGACGCTTGATGGCGATAACATTGCTGTTGTCAGCGTTATCTTCATCTTGACGTGGAGCAGTTTTATTACCAGTTACTTCTGACACATTTTCTGAAATCACCTGGCGGGCTTTCACAGACTTGCCTTCAGCTAATACTGCTGGTAGATACTTTTCAAAAGCGTTTTTCAGACGAGGTGTCTGTACGCTTTCGAGTAAATTACGCATGACTTCACGCTTCTCTTCGTTAAGAGGAGAGAGCAGATCGTCCAATGTGTTTTGACGCACATTAGATTCACGGATCACACGTATTTCACGTTCCTTGGACTCAACCAAGACTTTCGCCTTGTGGCTGAGTTTAATGGCCTCAGACAGTTGATGTTCTCTGTTGGCAATGATGTTTTGCAACTTGCGAACTTCGGCTTTCTCATTGAGATGAGTGGCACCAAATTCCGCAGCATATGCTTCAAAGATACGACGACCAAAGCTGTTCTCGCGAGCAACCTGGATGTCTTCATGTAACTGACTAAGTTCAGCCTTCAAGTGATAGCTAACAGCTCGGCTCATTTTTTCAGCACTTTCTTTTACAAAACGTGCTTTGAGATTTTCTAACTTGCCACGTGCTTCACGCACCAAACGTACTTTAGTTTCCACTACATCACGTTTGTCTTGGGCAAATTCTTGGATCTCACGAGCCAATGCATGCACCATGAAGTGTTCTAGTTTTTCTAGTCCTTCATTGTGTTGCTTGCGGTCCCGGCGAAGTTCGCTGATTTCTTCAGATAATTTTGTTACCATGAAATTATTAAATTTCACAGCACTTTCTTTCATCTTGGTTTGAAACTTTACGCGATCTTCACGCAGGGCAGTTTTCTCCTGGGCAAACTCAGTAAGTTCACCAGTGAGACTTTCTGTCATCATCTTGTCTAAGGCTTCAACCATCACTGTCTTATCGTGCTCGTAGCGTTGAGCAAACTCTTCACGTAGTTCTACTCTAACCTGCTCACGTGCTTCTGTCAGTTTAGATTCCCAAGCTTCGTTGAGTTCTCGACTGACGTCTTCCGTGATCAGGCCGCTATCTAGCAATGGTTTGATTGCATCTAGCATGCTTTACTCCTTAATTTTGAGATCTTGAATAAGGCGTTTTACTTCCTCACGCAAGTATCTCTGTACCTTGCTGTTCTGTCCTGCGTCTTTGGCAATCTCTAACACTTTATGACCGTACTTCATATTACGAAGTCCTTCATAAATTGCACGAGGATATGCATGTGGGGCACTGGGCTGAGCAACAATATCTACAGTGACTATTTCAAAGTCACTGACATGTCCGTTGCCGTCGTTCACGTTACCGGAACCACGGCTCGAAACTCCGAGTTTTACACCTGAGTCCAACATGGTCTTGACCAGTTGTCCCATTGGTGTAGGTAATATTTTTAACTTACCGTAACCAGCAGGGCCATCCATCCACATTTTTTCAATGCAATGACTTACTCTGTCTAGGTTGATTTTTAAATCTTCAGGGTGATCCACTTCACCCAGCACCGAATACCCTTCGCGCAGTTGTTCATTAATACTGTGAACTGCTCTACCAATTTCATTTACAGGATATACACGTTCGTTAGCGTTTTTTACTCCGCCTTCAATACATATACCTTCCATATACAATGTCTTTCCTGCGCCGTCAGGACCATCTTCAACCAACACGCGAATCTTGGCTTGGTTGAAGTTTAGATGTTCCTGTAAGTATTTCATTGCAGATTACTTGCCACGTGGAAATGGTGTGCGGGTGTTCACACCAGCAGCTTGACCCAAGTGTGGCTTGGTTGCAGGCTTCAAATCTTGCTTGGCTTGAGCAGGTGAGTTACCAACTTTACCAATTAGATCTTTAGTGGCGTTCTTGTAAGCAGCAGTGTCGTGGTGACCACCTTCGTTTTTACCTGCTCGCACAGGATGTGATGCCATACCAGTTGCGCCGCTGTTGAATGCAGTTGTAGACTTGGTGTTAGTTCCTGCTGGTTCAGAAGTTACTGGTTTTGGAGCAGCTTTGAGGTCAACATTTTCATACACGCCTTCGGTTTCAAATTCGTCAGCATCAATTTCAATGTCGCCCATGCCGTCACCCATGTCGTCGCCCATGTCATTGCCGCCGTCCATCATTTGCTCAAATTCAGCCATGAGGTCGTCTAACTTGTCAGCTAGATCCATTACGTCGCCTTTTGTAGCAGCTTCTTCGCCGCCCATGTCGTGTTCGTCTTCTAGGTCGCTAGTTAGATCATCACCAGCGTCTTCAGCTTCGTCATCAAACTCTGCATCATCTTCACCTTCATGCATGCCAGACTCTTCAGTCTCTACATCGTCGATCATGTCGCCGCTTTGGCTTCCGCCCATCATGTCGTCACCTTCACTCATGTCAGTGTCAACTTCAACTGGCTCTTCACCCATGGCGTTGTCTTCTTCTAATTCTTCATCTTGCATGATGTTTTCATAGATCTGACGACTCTTGGATACTACGATTTGATGAAAAAGTTCTTTGGCTTTTGCGTCTTCATCGTTGATCACATATTCAATCAACTTTTCAAACTGATTTTTACTCATTTAACTGGCTCCTATAGATATTCGTTAATTTTGCCACCCGGCAAAATGTATATCTATATTTACAATTTGAGAAAAAAATGTGCCAGTTATGACTGGTTTTTTGTCAATTAAGACAGAAATATTACGCCGCGGGAGCGGCCGGTGGTGCGTATTGAGTTCTGATGTCTTTGAGCTTTTCATTAAACTCAAACATCCGAGTATCTTGCATTTTTCGCAATTTATTCAGTTGCATGAGTGTGAGTTTGGTCTTGCGCAATTGTCCAAGGTGAGGCTGGGTGTTATCAGCTGCTACATCTTGATATGCGCTGGGACTACGTTCGTAAAGCTCGTTGAGGATCATGATATATTTATGCAGCACCCGGAATTGGTGCTCCTGCCCCAGGAGGCTGTGCCGCTGGAGTATTTCCAATTGTACCGCCTGGTGCAGCACCAGGCACACCTTCTTGACCTGCTGGTGTGATATTTGCCATCTCTTGCCCCATTGATACATCGCTTTCTAAGCCAGCAGGTGTAATACCCACTGAACGTAGATCTTGACCTTGTGCTGTTTCTAGTTCAGGTGTGCTGCGTTCTTCTTTCCAGAGTTTGGAATTTTGCTGGATTTCGTCTTCTGTTAATCCCAAGAAACGCTCTAACAAAAATCTCTTGCTCATGTAAGGCA